AATGCTCCAATCGCTAGTGTCACACTTCTTGCCGAACTTCGCCGTGAAGTCCTTTGCGCCGTATCCCGATCCGTATCCGTCCTCTTCACCTTTTTGGATGTTCGCATCCATCAGGTCTTCCGAAACGCTGCTGTCAATATCGTAGAACTTCATCTTCGCATAGTTCAAGCCCACGATAAACTTCTTGTTTGCAGCCTTGCCGTTGTAACGGTTCTTCAACTGCTTCACCATGATCTGTCCTGCCTTCTCCAACTCATCGGTGGTGATGAGCGCAATCATCAGGTCTGCGGTATGGGGCAAGCCGAACGATTCTGAAGTATCCGTCAGGTCAACATCGGTGGACGAGAACCCTGCGCGGTTCACCTGTGTGGCACTCACGATGGGAACATCGCGCTCCATCGCCAGACCACGCAACTCCTCTGCAATAGCCTTGATGTAGCCATACGAGTTGATGTTGTTGCCGTGCTTGAATCGCGCAGACGAGCAGATGTTGATGTAGTCCACGAAAATGATGTCAGGCACGAACTGCTTCTTCAGCCGCAACTCGTCCAACAGGATGCGGAAGTGGTTTACATTCGCAAAGGAGGTGGGATATTCCTTCACGATGAGTTTGCCGCTCACGCCGCGAGTCGCACCCTTCAGCCGCTTCTCGTACATCTCAAGCGGCAAGTCCTGAAGTTCATCCATCGTGATGTCCATGATGTTTGCGTCAATTCGTTCCGCAATGCGCTCTTCAGCCATTTCAAGCGTGATGTACAGCACATTTCGGTTCTGCATGAGACACGCAGCCGCATGATGGCACATGAACAGAGACTTGCCCACGCCTGTTCCTGCCATGATGATGTTGAGGGTCTTTGGGGAGATGCCGCCCTTCGTGATGGCATTGAACATCTCCAAGTCAAACGGAACCTTTCGCTCCACCCTGTGATAGAACTCATGGCGAGACTCATAGTCCTCAAGGAAATCGTGTCCCACATTCGTGTCAAACGAAACCGCGAGAGCCTTTGAAAGAATCTCGGGGAGAGCATGGGGAGTCCGTGCCTTGTCCTTGCCGTCTATGATCTGAATAGATTCAAGAATGGCATTGTAGATGGCTTTGTCCTTGCAGAACTTCTCGGTGGTATCACTCAACCACTGCGTGTCCTGCTTCGGGGACTTCCCCATGTCTCCTACGAGGCTCTTGCACTTGGAGAACTCGTCCTCCGTCAATCCCTTGTTGTCTTCAAGTGCAATCAGCAGGGCATCCTTTGTGGGAATGCCCTTGTACTGGTTCACGAAATCCTTGATGGATCGGAACACTGCCCGATCCACGCGGTCAAGGAAATACTCCTCCTGCAAGAACGGAATGGTCTTCTTGCAGAATTCGCTGTCGTTAAGCAGCCCCGCCAGTATTGTCTTCTCGGTTTGGCTCATTTAGTCCAAGTTCCTCATCAAGTCTAGCCAGACGATCCATTGCTTCCTGACGCTCTTTGTACTCGGGGGTTTCCCGCAACTTCTCAAAATACTCTAATGCGTCATCTGTAGTAGGGGTATCGTACATTGCTTCGGATCGGTCGTCAATCTCTTTCTGCAACTTCTTGCCGTCTTCTGATACCTTCCACGCTTCAATCGCAGGATGGTCACAGGAACAGACAAGAGCCTCATGGGAGTTTGGTCCTACGAGCATACTGTCCCACTCAAGGCACCAATGCCACCCTGCTGCAAACTCTTCAGGAGTTAGTTTCTCTTCCCAATTATCCATCAGGAAGTTGTACCGTTCCTCATTCATCTCCATCGGCGGACTCCTCTGGTGGCTTCTCGTCTGATCCGTAGCAGAACTCCCGCTTTGCTGCGGCATCAATGGCTGCAAGAATCTCGTCTGTGTAGTACTTCTCGGGATTCTTGTTGATCTGCGACTCAAAAGCCGTCTTGCCGTTGGGCAGTTCAATCTTCGTGGACACCTTCTTGAAGATACCGTACTTGATGGCGACATCAAGCAGACCGTAGTACTTGTTCAGACCTGTCTCAAAGTTCAACTGCACATCCACCATCTTGTCCTGCTTTGTCAGGCGGCTCTTGTACGCCTTGCAGTGGATGATGTTGCCCACCACCTCGTTGTCCACCTTGTCCTTCTTCTTGGACAGGTAGATGATCGTTGACGCAGCGTACTTCAGACCGCTGCCGCCGCCCATCTCCTTCGTGGGAACATACGCACCCACCACATCGTAGGTGTGGTTCGTCATCAGCAGGGGAATCCGTGCGTGACCCAACTTGATCGTCAGGACGCGGAACGCTGCCTTCGTGACCTGTGCGCGAGTCATATCGCGGGTGTTCTTGCCCTCTGCGGTGTCGTTCATCTCCTTCTCGGTGGACAACATTCCAAGCGAGTCAAGCACGATCATCATGCGGGGGCGGGAGTCCTTGTCGCCTTCAAGGTACTTGTCCACCGACAGGACGCACTGGTGGCGGAACTCCTCCACGGTAGCCACAGGCAGCACAGCCACGCGGTCAGTGTCAATGCCACGGGACTTCAGCAGATCCGAAGTGATGGCTTGCTCCGTGTCAAAGTACATCACCATCGCGTTGGGATCGGAGTTCAGGAACTCGCGCACGACATTGAGGGCAAAGTAGGTCTTGCCCGTGGCTTGCTCACCTGCAAGTGCCACGATCTTGTTGTCGGGGATGCCACCGTGGATGGAACCGCTCAACAGCGCGTTGAACGCATACGATCCCGTGGAAATGAATCCCTTTACATCGCTGCCTTCCAAGCCGTCAGAGGCTACGGTGGCGTACTTATTTCCTGCTGCCTTCAGAATGTCCTTCAGTTTCATAGTCTCTCCAATGCTTTGGTCTGCGTGTCAATGAGAACCATTTCGTTCTCGTTAGCCCGTATTGTATCCAAGGGCGTGAGTTTGTCAACGATCATCTGCTGCGTTTCACGGCGCAGCAGGTCTTTTCGCTCTGCGAGAAGACCTTTCAAGTATTGAACATCTAATTGCATTATTGGGTTACGAGTTTGAGTCCTGCTGCGGTCGGAGCAACACTCGGAACCACGATGCCGCTGAATGCACCATTAAACTCGTTTGCAAGATCGGTTGCAGGCTCGGCAGTGAACATCACATAGGAAGCAGGAACGGTCATCTTCTGCTCCTTCACCGATGCCATCCACGGCACGACAGCAATATTTGCACCGCCGCCCTTCGTGGGCATGGGAACAACCATGCACGGATTCTTGAGAGTATACGACACAACCTTGTCGCCCTCAAAATTCTCGGTAACGGAAGCAATGAGTTCTTCGCCAGTCTGAACCTTCACGATCTTTGTAGCCATAATGAATCCTTTTGTTAGGGGGTTACTGTATGTAGTGAGGCGGTCAAGCAAACAACGACTCAAGACTATTTCTTTCCTCGGGACTCCACCCAACCGCATCGGTGATGGTGCGTAGAGGCTCAAGGAAAGTCTTTTTGAATTGAGTATCGTAGTCAATGTATTTCTGAAGATCAAACTCCTTCGGCATAGTGACGGGGAAACCGATCACGCCTTCGTGAATGGGATTAGGAGTCTTCAGATAGATGAACTTCATTTTCTCGCCCTCACCGATGGTGCGGTACTTCTTGCTCAAGCCCATCTTTTTTACAAGCGAGTTGTGGAGCAGAGCGGACTTTACCGCGATGGGCGTACCCTTCTTGTAGATGGTAAGCGGTGACGAGTACTCCTCCATGCCGTTCACGGATCGGGGAGAAGCCACTTCTTCCACGGGCAGAGACTTGAACTCACGCTCCGTCTTGCGGACAAACTCCTGAAGCGTGGCTTCGTCCTGCATCAGCACCATCTCAATGGCGGTCTTCAGAGACTTGCGGACATAGGCAGGAGTGGATGAACGCGCTGTTTCCATGCCCATGATCTTGAACTTCGGAGTCTTGTAGCGAACGCCTTCGGCATCCCACACGGACAGCATATACCGCTTCTTTGCAGTCCACACTCCCGCCTCCGCGATGACTTCGCGTCCCATTGCCATCTTGTTCGCGTAGGCATTGGTGCAGTCCGCAAGGGTGGCGAACTCCTTTTCAATCTGTGGCTGAATCACCCGCTCACAGAACTTGTCCAAGAAGTCCACCACCCGTTGCGTATCAGCCTCGCCCTTGAAGGACGACTGCACCACCTTGCCAAGTCTCAAGTAAACGGAATCGGTGTCGGACGCAATCACATAGTCCTCGCCCTCGGTCTTCAGGACGCGATTGAGAAACTTGTTCAGAGCGTCACCGATCCACTGAATGCTCAACTGCCCCGAAAGCGTGATGGCTTCGGCAAGTGCCACATCAAAGAATCTGAAGTACTGGTTGCCGATTGCGCCGTAAGCGGAGTTCAACTGAATCTTACGCACCAACTGAAAGTTGTGGTACTTGGAAATCTCGTATTCAATCTTGCGCCGCTCTTCGGCTGGCGCATTCTTGTCCAAGTCCACCAACCGCTTCTGTGCTGCGATCATCAGCCCCTTGTAGTGCTTGCGTTCTGCGTACATCTTCTCCATGAGTTCAGGCAGGAAGCCTTGGCGATCACGCACAAACGCAACACCGTTCGCTGCCACGCTCACGCCTTCTGCCTTTGCAGAGTTCAGATATTCGGCAGGGTCAATGAACTGCTTTACAGTCTCGCCGCGATTCCGTGCCAACATGGACTCGGGAGAAATGGCTCCACGCCGCCATACGGGATTGGGGTGCTTTGTCTCGGGAGAGATGTTGTACTGCATGATGAGGTGAGGATACAGCGAGTTCAAGTCAAAACTCACCACCCAATCGTGCTTGCCCACAAGCGGATCTTTCACATACGCACCCGCGTACTGATCGTCCTTCTTGTGTTCAGTCTTCTGCGGGATCACCATGCCCTTGCTCATCAGGTGGTGGTGGATGATGGCATCCCATGTGCGGACTTGCGAGAACACATCCTCAAAGTTCACCCGCGCCGAATACGCCAACGCCACCGCGAGTTCCATGAGTTTCAGTTTGGATTCAAGGCGATCAACGAGCCGCACATCTTGGAAGTTATACTCCATGAACTTCTGAAAGTTCTGTGTGTAGAACTCCTGAATGGTTTCGTATTCCGCATACGACAGTTTCTCTTCGCCCAACTCCACCTTGGAAATGTGATTGAGTGAGTAGGACTCCTGCTTCACATAGGTGAAAGTCTGATACAGTTCAAAGTAGTCAAGCGTGGCAACACCGCTGATCACATACGCGGTTTGGTCGCGTCCCATGCGATTCACCACAGTCTCGCGGAGTTTGCCCCACGGCGAGAGGGAGTTCCCCCATCCTTCTTCAAGGTAGTTCATCCGCGCCACAAGGTACGGAATATCAAAGAAGCGGATGTTCCACCCTGTCACGATGTCGGGATCAAGGAAC